CTAGGTGAGCATCAGGGCGAAGGCGTAACCACTTCTCTACTTCTTCTACTGTAGGTTGACGTGTTTGAAACTCCTTCCATGTGTCGATGCAAGGGCGTTTCGTTGAGGGGGAACAGGGAATGATAGACCAGCCTCGGTCTAGGTATTCCATTGCTGCATTTAAAGTGTCTTCCATGTGTCTTTACTCGAAGTCAGGTGCGTATTCAATGTAGTAAGCAAGGTCTAAGTTGTAACTGTTGATCAACTTCTCTAAAACTTTACTGTTTATTTTTCGTTCAGCGCGGAACCTATAGAAGGTAGAGCGACTGACACCAGCCTTCTCACAAAGGGCTTGGATGGATGGCTCCCTTGCCAAGCAGTCATCAAGAATGCGGGCATAGTTGATAGCTTGCGTTGTGCTTTTCATGTTCTTTTCCTTTTAATTTACTTTTTAATTGATAAATAGTTATTTATTTGTGTCTCAATGTTGACACAGTTAAATTTATAAAGCAAAATAAATAACACTTAAAGGTAACTAGAAGGACATAAAGATGGAATGGGAAGAAATGGTAGGTACAAAAAAAGAGACTGCTATCAAGCCAGTTGATTCTGGGATTGAGTTATTAGTAGAAGAGTACGTAGCTGTAGAGCGTCAAGCGAAGGCGCTGAGTGAGCGCACCAAGATGTTACGTGAACAGATTACAGAAGCCTTTCCTTTACAGGATGGTGATGAGGTGATCATTGCTACTCATAAGGGTGACGTTCTATTAGAAGGGCGTTCAAGCTTTACATGTAGCCCTGTGAAGATGCGGGAAATTGTGGCCCGTAAGTATGCTGATGCAAATGTTCCTGATTTTGTAAGCACCAAGTACAGCGTCACTCGTAAAGCATTTGAGTTACTTGATACGGAAACGCGGGACTACTTCTACGATGCAGTCACGTATAAAACGTCTAACCATAAAATCACTGGGAGCTACTAATGTTTAATCCTAAGCGGACAAACAACCTAGCTGCGGTTCGCCACAACTTATTAGTTGCTGCGTTCCATGGATTTGGTAAGACCACTCAAGCGAAGTACATGCAAGAGTATTTTGGTAAGACCCTAGTGATTGACATGGAGAGTGGCGTTCAAAGTTTGACGGACACTGCTTTAGATGTAGTGACAGTCACTAGCTGGGACGGCCCGTCTGATCCTGACAATGGCACGTTCTCGTTCAAGGGTTTGATGGAAGAAATTAACAAGCCAGAGTTTAAGAAGCTTGGTTATAAGTGCTTGTTCATTGATTCACTCACTGAGCTTAGTGACCTTCTTATGATTCACATGGAGAAGGAACACCAAGGCAATAAGAATGGCTTTCAGATTTGGGGGGATTATGCACGAGTAATGATCGCTGCAATGAAGTGGCTTCGCAACTTAGATTACCACGTTACCGTGACGTGTCTTCTGGCTGAAGAGACAGACGACAATGGTGGCGTGACTTACCAGCCGCTCGTGAAGGGCAGCAAGGTAGGTAAACACATTCCAGCTATCTTTGACCATGTATGGTGCGGCAATCGCACGACTACCACTGGGCCAGATGGCGAGTTAGTTGTTCGTAGATTCTTAATTACGGATAACGTCAGAGGATACTTCGGTAAGTCTCGTGACCCACTAAGGTCACTAAGTCCCATCGAAGAAACAGGCAACGTCACTGATCTATTTAAGAAGATGAGTGATGCAGCATTAAAAAACCTAAATAAAGAAGGAAAGTAATTATGTCATTTAATTTTTCAAGTATCGATTTAACAGAAGTAAACCAAGAGTCAGGTCGCCGTACACTAACTGCGGGTGATCACGCCTGTCGCATAAGCGATGTCGAGATTAAAGACACTCGTTCTGGTGGCAAAATGTTAATCATCGAGATGACAGGTGATGGTGGTCAGAAGGTTAATGATCGTATCAATATCGTGAACAACTCTAAAGAAGCGGTTGAGATTGGTCGCGCTCGTTTGAAGCACTTGCTAGAGATGGCTGGACATCCTAACCCTAACAAACCAAGTGATGTGAATAGCATGAAAGGTTTGAGCGTTGGTGTTCATGTGGTTGACGGTGCTGATTGGGCAGACCAAGAAGGCATGATCCGTAAAGGTGGTGGTGAGCCACGCCGTTCGGCACCTTACTTCAAGGCTGCGACTGCTGGAGTTGTAGCTGCTGCTAAGTCAGACGATGGATTTGGTGACGACATCCCGTTTTAAGGGGTAGTTAAGCAGATATATAAGGGGCGATAAGCCCCTTTTTTGTAAAAGTTTTTAGGCAGTGAACCTCTCGTTGGGCAAACTACGGGGTAGTAAAGATAGATATAAGGAGAAACCCAAGATGAACAGATTACTACGTAATGCTCTACAGACCCCTGATGGCACCATCTTAGAATCAAAAACACGACATGACTATAAAGAATATGAGGATGCTAATGGATGTATATACATCGTTGACGGAGGCTTAGACTATTCAAGGAGAACGGTTAACAGGAACGCACCTGAAACCGACCTAAGTTTAACAGATGAGGACTCACATGATGACCTGCGTAAGCACGTCACATGGGGAGCCTATGGTAAAGCAGGAGATCAACCTCTGTCTTACATAACTATAGCTGATATGGAGACTGAACATCTTCAAGCTGTACTGGATACACAGAATAATATGTACCCTCAGATTAGGGATCTTATGCAGGCTGAGTTGGAGTATCGAGATGAGTAAAGATATTGAAGTAATAGATATAGTGGATCAACCTGACGGTTCAGCAATAATGAATATGGATGTAGAGCCTGAACAAATACAGGCTTTTGCACATACAGGGTTAAGGTATCTCATTGAACAGATGCTAGTACATGATGATGTTTCAGAGTTATCACCTAACACCTTTACGGAGGCAACACGAAATTCTATGGTGCTAACTGATGAAGAACTTAATGCACTGTTTCACTTTGGGGTTATCAGTGCATTGAAGAGGGGGATAGAGCATGAGCAGAACCAAGAAGAAAAAGAAAACGGGAGGTAAGTCAGTCGATAGTAGTTGTGGAAACAATCATGGCTGTCCTGTGTGTGAGGGCAATAGGTTGCATAAGCACAAGAAGAAAGAGCCAATCAAAGATGATTTAAATTAGAGGTTTTTATGAATGTAATTGTAGATGCAATTGATAATGCGTATGCACAAGAGCCAGAAGAGAAGCCGCGTCAGTATATAGGTGCGAGTTCATTAGGTAATGACTGCCTTGCGTATCAAAGTTTTAATATGAGGGGATTCCCTAACACGCCAGCCAGACCTAACTTGAAACGAATCTTCCAGTTTGGTCACGCGCTTGAGGATGTGGTGGTCGCTGACTTGAAGAAGGCTGGGTTTGAGGTGCTAGAAATTGACCCTGATACGGGCAAGCAGTTCGAGTTCTCTCACTGTGGAGGTCATGTCTCTGGCCATTGTGACGGCAAGATCAAGGTGGAAGGCGAATGGTTGATGCTCGAAATAAAAAGTATGAACAAAACCAGTTTCCAAAAGTTCGTTAATCATGGCATTGCCAAAAGTCACCCGTCATATAATGTGCAGATGCACACGTACATGGCAGTGTTCGATATGGATAAGGCGCTGATGGTAGCCATCTGTAAAGATAACTCACAGTATCATGCCGAGATTGTTGAGTTCACTGATGAGGTTTGGGTTCCAGTTGAAGAGAGGGTTAACAAGGTACTGTCTGGCTCATGCGAGAGGATCAGTACACGGCCTGAAGATTTTAGGTGCAAGATGTGCTTCAAGAAAGATGTCTGCTGGGAAACAAAAGAAGAACCGACCATTCCCAAGACTTCGGCTACCTGTAGATTCGGTGAGCCTGATCAAGAGAAGGGAGGATTCTTTTGTGATCGCTGCTCGACTCGTGGTGAGTGTTGCAGCGAGACAGAGTGGAGGAGGTTCAACTCCATCCACATCGATATTGGCGGGTTAATTGATTAGCGAGTCGCCTTGCCACCCAAGTAATCCACTGCGTCCTCCTTGATCTGACGGTTCTGTCCGACAAGTGGGATGCGGCCAATAATTTCTCGCCAAGCTTGTCGCTCTTTAGAGTTAGAATCGTCATTGTCATCCGATGCTCCAGCGACAATGTTCACACCAGTACCGAACACTGCACCGTAGCTTGGGCCAAGGAAGGTGGAGGCAATACGGTTACTACCATAAGCGCCGTTATCCACTTGCTCTGCGGACTGATGTAATAGATCAGCAAGTAGACCGAAGCCGCCCGCGAACATGAATCCTTCCACATACCGTCCTGCTAACGCATCCATCTGATCGCTCTCGAATACTGGATCATCCTCATCTGCACCGAATGATTCAAGGAACTTGTTAGCCGAGCGTTCTCTACGCTTGTACTCGCCACCTTCCTCGCCACCTTTCGCAGTGATTGTGTCACGAAGACTTAACACTTGCTCTCCAAATAGTGGAGCTAAGGAGAGTAGCATGGCTGCGGGAGCTATGTTGATTGGCTCGCCCTTGGTGAGCATAGGCTTGCCCACTTCATCCCATAATGCCCTACGAGCCAGACGGCCCATCATTAGTGGGAATGACTTGAACTGGAACAAGACCGCACCTAATGGAGACTGCCAGATAAGCGGTATGTCGTTACCGTTAGGTGCGAACACTGCCTCGTTAGTCATGCGGTGAATCGCTTCACGCACCTGATCATTCTCTAACAGCTTCATGTTGTCTAATGAATCCGCTCCTTTCTCAGCGAAGTGTCCTAAGCCTACGCGAGCAAGGAAACGCTTTGCTCTACGGAAGTCTGCACCCTGCTTTGACATATCGGTGCCATCACCACGCATACTGCGTATCGCAATACGTTGCTCGGCTTTGATCGCTTCGTAAGCTGTGGAAGCGGCATAGTCACGCATGTACTCTGTCCACTGGTTAAGACCGATGCCAGAGAAGAAAGCGTTGGATAGCTTGTCGCCTTCACCACCAGACATGTGGACGAGTTTGTTGTGAGCAATCGATGCCATGCCAGCACCCACATTACGAACCGCTGTACGGTAGTCAGGGTCTAGGTTTATCTTCTTCAATCCCTTCATTGCAGAAACCATACTGCCAGAACGGATGATCGGCAACACTAGGTCAGTCATCGAGGTAACAACGGTGTACGACAAAAGCGATACCGAGTTAAACATACGAGCGTACTTAGAGTATTTACGTGCATCCGAATTGTAAATACCACCACGAGAAGGGGAGCGTCCTCGTAGCGTATCGAACATGCCGTAAGCGTGTTTGTAGTCTGTCGTTGCGCTGGTTGTCTGGCCACCCGTTTCTGCGAAGGCCGTTAAGATCGCGTCAATACGGCGTTCAAGAGCGGGCTGTCGCTTGAGAGCGAGAGACATGAGGTGTTCTTTCGCAGCAGGCAAACCGCTAGTCTTCATAATACCAAGGGCTTCAGTGAGTAGTTGCTTTCCGTGAACCTCATTACGAGCGATTGGCATCATCAATTGAGATTCGAGAACGGTCACAACCTCCCCGTCAAATGATTCCATAGGACGGCGATAAACCTTGCCAGAAGCGAGGAGTTTAGCTGCACCATTGATACCGTTTTCATGGGCTTCCATGTAATCATAGAAGGCATGAGATTCAATACCGAAGTCTTTGGTCAGTAGAATTCTACGTGAGGACTCGTTGAAGTATTTGGTAGTGATGCCACCTAAATCATTGACCAAGAAACCTTCAAGGTCATCAAGGTGCTTAGGAAATTCATCAAGACGAATCACACGGCTGAAGTCGAGGTGGTCAGTGTCAGTATCTTTTTTCTCCTTTGGACGAGATGGAATGTAAACGCCGTCATCATCGGTTAGGCGAGCCACCATACTCTCTGCACGTTTTACAGCTAACGCTTCCGAAAGTTCATCACCGCTGTTACGCGCTTCCGACTTAAAGTAAGCAGCCATCTTGACCAAAAACTCCTCCTCGTTTTTCATAATCATGTTTATGTCCCAGACTTGAGGGAGGTAGTTCTTGATCTTACCAACAAATAAACCTTGTCCACGCATCTCTTCCAATTCATTTTTGAACTGGGCGCGAAGCATGTCATAAAGCTTACGCTCATCACCACGTAGACGGGTTTCGTATGGGCTGCCAGCAGGTCGGCGCATTGCCTTCAAAACTCTCGCCTCACCAACGCTTGGCTTGTAGCCCCATTGGTTAACACGGTCTAAGTAACGGCGACCAGCACCCTTCTCAGGGCCGTTGATCTTCTGAATGAGGGATAGGATCGGCATGACTTTCTTGCCGACTCGTGAACCATGTTTTTCGAAGTGGCCAACACCATTCTCAGGCTTGATCAGGTTGCCCAACCAATTCATTCCACCTGCACGAATCTGCACAGAGTTTTCTGAAAGTAGACGGCTAAAGGTTTCTTTAAATCCACCCAAGAATTTCTTGGCTGATTCGCCACGACCCACATAGCCTCGCGTCACTTGCGATATTGTGTCTGCCGTTGCACTGTTGCCGCCATTCTTCTCGATCATTGAAGCGACTGCTTGAGCGACCTGAGCTGGAGTTAGTTTAACGCCTTCTTCAAGCGCAGAAGTGTGGTTCAGTATTCCACCTGTGACCGTACTTAATGTAGATGTCTCGTTAAGCATTGCCACGGATTCAGGATTGGTAAACTCAGGATCATTTAAGCGTTTAACCTGTGCAGAGGTAAGCAATGCAATAAGGTCATCACCTTCATCAGTGGTCATTATGGCCGCTTTAAATCCAAGTTCCCGTAGGGCTTTTGGAATGCTTGTGTCTGAACCTGACACTTCACTTAGAACCTTAAAGGCATGAGCAGCCGTAGGTGCTGCATTCAAACGGCCAGACAGAAGGCGGTAGTCTGCTTCTTTGACGGTTGGCGTGATGATAGCGAGGATGTCGTTAAACACGTTACGGTTTGTTTCGTTAAGAGAAGTGCCTGCCGAGAAGGTAGCAACCTCGTGAGGGGCAACACTCGAAACGACAACAGCGTTGTGTTCAATGGGTGTAATACCAAAGCGAGTTTCAAATATCTCGATACCCACGCTGATTTCACCGTTAAGGAATTCAACTTTCTCAGTCATCTCCTTATAAGCCACTTTATTTCTGGCTGAGATGTTAGCTAAAGCAGGGTCATTCATCGCATCTTTAACGCGAATGCTTTCACCGATATAGCTATGTCGTGCAGCCATCAATGTTTCTAAACGGTACACTTGATCAAGTACATATTTGATCGCACCTTCGGCATCAAGGTCGTTACGTTCAGCAATACGTGTTGCTGCATCAACTAACTCTTTGCGATCATAAGGACGGGCCTTAACCTTGGGATCAGTGAAGATTTTCCTAGCTGACTCAGGCGTTGTCGCTACATAGATTGCACCACTAAGGCGCTGCTTACCCATGAAGTTATCAGGCATGATGCTGGCAGACATACGGCCTGTCGTTGCATAGTAAAGGGGCAATATACGATCACCCATACCTGAGATAGTGCCTTTCACAAAGCCCTTTAGGTTCGCACGACCATCAGTCGGTAAGTCTTGAATAGCCTGTGCTGCAAACTCAGACAAGTATTCAGAAGGAACGTGGTGGTTAGCCATGTTACCTAAGATGGTTTGGCGCTGAATTAGATTGCCAGAGAAGGTAAGGCGTCTAAACATTTGCTTCACATCGTCACGGCCAATTAAACCGTTCAATCCGTACATCACATACTCGGATAGGAGGTCTAGGTACTGACCTAACTTACCTTTAACTTCAAGCATCTCTGCTTTCAGTTCACCGTTACCTGTGTAGTCCAGCTTGGATGAGATAATGCTTTCTTTTGAAACACGGTTAGCAAGGTAGTTGGCCCATGATTCAACGAACCATTCTTCTGCCATGTCTTCTTTGCTTGATCCCTCGTAACGTCCAGCGAATTGAACGGCAACTGGGTCTTCCGCATCAATGGCTTTCTTAAACGCATCGCGTATCACAAGAAGGTTATCTTGAGGTAAGGCACGTTTAAAGATGTGACCGATCTCGTGCATCAATGCTTTAGGATCAGAGTCTTCACGGTTAAGTCCGATCACAATCCTACGGAAGTCAGAGCGTAAAGCACCAAACTTAGCGGTGGATAAATCTCTTACTGCACCATCAACATTGTTGTAGTTTTCACCTGTGATTTTTCCAAGGGTATGGAGATCAATCAACGGAATATCATCAGTAATGCCGCGAGTAGAGGCATTGATTAGGCCATACATACGCTGGAACATTAGACGCATGTTCGCCTGAACTTCAGGATCACGATGAGTCATCATCTTCGCAGAATCACGGATGGTTAATGGAGCATCACTCCAAATACCTTCACCGTCAACCTTGCCTATGTTCTCCATATCGATGGCATGTTGAACTTGTCCTGACTTAATGGCTGCATCGCCAGATAAAGCATGAACAGAGTCCGCTTCTGCGCGGCGATACGCCTCGTAGTAGATAGCGTCAATGGCTTCCAT